CTTGCCCGCATCTACTAGGAAACCCAGAAGCGAGAACAGGGTCGGGCTGGGACCGTTAAACGGCAGTGGCATTGCCAGCTTGCGCACGTCATCGATGAGCGCCCCACCCTCCATCTCAACAACTTCGGTCGGTTGGACGTTCAGCGTCTGGCCTCCTGGTCCCCCTTTGAGCTTGAGCAGCGTGGGCACGTTCTGAATGTGAGCCGAGTCAAGCAGGGCGCGGAGTGCGCCGGTGGCTGCGCCGCTCAAGCCGCCAATCATGTGCGTGAGACCGATGGGGTACGCGCCACGCCAAGGCACAAACGGGAACTCCACAATCCAATCTAGCTCAAGCTGGCGCGGGTCATCAGGTTCCCAGTTACGGTACAACCCCAAGCCGAGGTTAGTCGTCTTGTCAATGCTCAGAATGTACGGCTCCGGACCATCCCCGAAGTCAAGGTACGTGTAAACTTCAAAGATCGTACGTAAGCCATCTTCGTTGTAGCTCAGGTCTTTGCGTCCCTCAATCTTGTCGTTAGCCTGAGTAGACTTGCTGAACTCGGGATCTTCCGGCATACCCAAGTCAACGTCAATGTACATGCCTGACTTGACGCGGCGCTGGTACTCAAACTTCGTGATGTACTGCACGTGCGTCTTACGCTCGGCGGTGTAGAAGTTGGTCGCCGCAAACGGCAGGTAGATGTCATCAATAGCGATGAACTCAGCACAGGGGCGGCGGTGCAACGGGTTCCACATGAACTTCATGTACTGACCGCCGCCGAGCGGGAGCTGCGTGCTCAACTGCTCAAGCTCTCCGCGGAACTCCACCATCTGCTCAGTCGTCTGCCAGTTCATGAACTCGGCTTTACGCTCTGCTTTCTGAATCTTAGACTTGTCCCGCTCGCCGAGGATCTTGCTCTTGACGGGACCACTAGGCGGGAAGACCTCCTTCATGAAGCGGGCAGAGAAGTCCACGCACGCCTCGACGAGCATCGGGTGCACGACCTTGTTTGCGCCGGTGAACTGAGCGCCTCCTGGTGCATCATCACCTAAGCCCGTACGACGCAAGCCCTCCTCGTACTGCTTGTCGCGCTTCTCACGAGCCTCTTTGTCGTTGCCGATCTTTTCCACAAGGTCGCTAATCGCGGTCTTGAGCAGGTCTTGATCGACCTCGTCAACGATGTTGGCAAAATGGGCGAGCTTGTCGGCGTGGTCTTCCTCATTCTTCTCACGAATGATTGCCCCGCCGTCTTCGGTGTCTTCTACCTCGTTGTCGACGTCCTCAAGCTGAACTGTCTCGCCTTCGGGCAGGTCGTCTTCCATTCTTTCAATAGCCATTACTCACCTCACATAAACTGGTTAACGATCGCATCCACGCGACCGGAGTCGTACGCCGACACACTGCCGCCCTCGGCATAATTTTGCGGGGCGCTGATACTGCTCATGATTTGCTCAATGCGTGACGGGTCGTAAGACACCGAGCCGCCCTCGGCGTAACGCGTGGCTTTGACTGTGTCAGGCTTCAACGAGGCGCGACCCTTTTGAGTGGCGGGCGTGCCGCGCTTAGCTTCACGCTCTACGGAGTCCAACAACTCCTGCAGCGAGCGGGTGTCCTTGCCCAGCTGAATGCCGAGCGCGTTGTTGTGTACGTCGGTCGGGTAGTCAGAGCGCGGTTCGCTCAGACCCATCCAATGACCGGCGGTGCGGAAGGGGGCTTCCTTGAACTCGTACGCTTTGCCTAAGAAGTTTGCAATCCCTGGAGTGGTCTTCTGCGCAGCGAGCGCCGAGGCGAGCATGTGTCGTGCGGCATCGCGCTTGACGTTGTCGCGCTCGTTGGGGAACATCTCCTGCGCCACGGTCTCAGAGTAAAGTCTCAGGTTCATCAGCGTCGGGTCGGGCAAACCCTCACCTGCACGCACCGGACCACCTTCGGCGTAGCCATCTGCTCTCGGGACGTAGTTGTTGATCATGTCGCCGAACTGTTCAGCTTTGATGAACCGCTCGCCGTTGTAACTTTTCATGAAGTCTTTTTGTATGGAGTTCGGATCAACCATACCAAAGTCCCCGCCGTAATTCTCGCGGATGAACTTCCTAACAGCCGAAGGGTTCTTTGCGTCAATGATGTCGTAATGGTGTAAGTCATTCACATCACCCCAAGAGCCGCTCTTCAAGAACTTGAGCACCGAGTCGGTAATCTTCTCTTTGTAATCGGGGTCGCGCTTCATGTACTCACGCGCACGTTCGCTGCTGAAAGCGTTCTCAACCGGCTTCAGCTCAATGATATCTTTAGGTGAAGCATCATAAGCCATGCGCGTTGCAATTTTGTTTACGTCTGCGCTTGTGTACCCGTTAGGAAGTCTTTTAGCTTCTTCTTCCGCTTGCGCCATAAACGGCGCTGTTTCTTGCTCAGAAACATATTTTTTAGGTGCGCCAACCATCGCCTGCGCGTGCGGGCGACCTTCAGCGTCAATCAGAGTTGTCAAGCTGTTGTCGCCTGAGCCGTAACGCTTAGCGAGTCCTTCACCTTGCGTGCACCAACCAGCCTGCCGACCGATCGTCGTGCAGAGCTTCATAGCCGACTCGTCGGTCGTTGCAGGAATATCTATCCACGTCATTCCTGGTTCTTTAACGAACGAAAGCTGCGTATCAGGAATCTGCATCCTCGGCGTGGCGGTCAGGTTACTCATCATGTCGCCCAGCTCTGCCTTGGCTGCTTCTTCGGCACGCCACTTGTTGACTGCGTCAACCTTCTCCACCATCTGCTTGACTGTCACCTTGTCAAGCTGTTCAGGTGTCAGACGCAACGCGGCAGGTAAGCCTGACTCGGGGTCAAGCATGTTCTGAATCTCGTCCGCCATGTGATTGAACCCGAGGTTCTCATTAAGCTCCATGGGTCTCTCAATCCGGTAAACCGAAGTTTGTGGGTCGAGTTTCTCAATCCAAGGGTTTTCTTTCTTCATCCGTAACAACGCTTTGTTTCCACTGGATGCGTCTGGAAATTGTTCCGCTAAGCGGAAAGAATTCGCTAAAGACTCGGCAGGGCTCGATGCGATCTCCATGTCCGCAAGGTTCTCCCATAACTCGGCTTTACGGGTGTTAGCTTCCATCTCCTCAGGATAACCTGCGTCGGCGTGCTTCTTAACGGCGAAACCTTCTTCTGGGTAACCCGCCTTGCGACGCATAGAAGCCGTTTCCTCAGGTAGCCATGAGCCGAACTCTTCAGCCGCGTTACCAGGAATGTGCGAGTAACCTTGCTCGTGCGCTAGACGGATCGGATCGTCCGGTGTGCCCATCTCGTTACGGATATACTTTTCGAGCTTAGTGTCAAGCCACTTATTGAGCGCACCCCTTTCCTCACCAATGAGCTTACCTAAGACGTCGGGTCTGTTCTCTTGTAGCCAGTGCGCGGGGTAAGTGTACGCTTGCTCGTCAACTATTTTAGACCAGAGGTCTTCACCGGCGGCTTGGTTGATCAAGTCGCCGCTCATGACTTCAGGGTTACGCTTGATCGGGTTTACCGACATAGTAACGCTGTCTCTTGAAGCATACGGCGGTTGCCAGTTGCCACCCTTCGGCTTCACAGCGTAAGACTTCAGAGGTGAGGTTACGTTCTGCACAATGTCGCGGGCAACGGCTGGCGCGGTCTGCACGAGGTTAGTGCCCACACGCTTAGCAATGCTAGCGAGGGGCGGTGCGACCAACATCGCCGCTTCAGCCGTATCATCGGGCAGCAGGGGGACGTTAGCCCTGTTGATGTTGGTGATAGGTTGCCCGTAGCTCAAGCGCTCAGCAGTACGAGCTAACGCCGGTACACCGAGGAACTCCATCGTCCCCTGCATCTGCTGCGTGCGCCGTGGCGAGTAAGTCTGCTTCAGGAACTCCGCAATAGAACCCAACGCGGCGTTCTGCGGCTGTGCGCGCATTGAACCGCCGTCGTAGTAGTTCGTCTTGACGAACCCGCCATCTGCCCACTTGACCTTGTTTGCCCAATACGCTGGGCTGCTCGGTCCCTTAGCAATGTTCTTTGCGTGACGTGACTTGAACGAGGCTCGCTTAGCCTTCATGCGGTCGGACTCGCCCTCCTTGGGCTTACCTGCTGTGCTAGCGCCCTGCTCGCCGAAGCGAATGATCTTCTCCTTGCCGTCTACCTTCGTCTTCACGATGTGTGACTTAGTAGGATGGCTCGGTGTGCGCCGTGGTTGATTCAGCGGCAGGCTGTCCTTGTCAACGCGGTCAGTCATTTCTTCCTCGCCGCTCTCATGTTGTCGACGAGGTTGGGGTAAGGGCGTCCGGCGCTCTTTGCTGCCGCCTTGGCGGATGACTTAGCCGCCGATGACAGCGTCTTGCTCTCGCCGAGGCTCTTGGGGCGGGCTTTGTCCCAGATTGGTTTTTTAGGCTGCATATGGGTTTATCCTCGGTTTGTTAGAGATGCGAGGCTCGTCGATATCTTTTGCTTGAGGTAACTCAAACCATCCATCATTCTTGAGATAAATGATAGCTTGCGTAAACGTGTCAACATAATCATCATGCTCCGCTACTGGGAACTTGCCCAGCTGTTTGAGGAAAGACGCCGCCCAGCTTACAGGGTGACCGGGGTTCTTACCCGATTCAGGAACCCACAATAGACCCAGCTCCAAAGTTGGTGCAGCTTGATGCGCACGCGATACCTTGTCAGCATGTCCCGGATTGTAGCCGACCGCTGGTACTTTAGCCAATCGTAAATCTTGCAGGAGCGATTGTCCACTTGCTTTTGCCTCGACCAAAATTCGGTCTGGACGACGGGCGCGGGAGTAAGGTGAGTCTTTGGTCATGCCGCCGTACTCGGTCGTCCAGTCCTTCACCGCCCGAGCCCTCAAGTCAGGGTAGCTCAGGTGCTCGTCCCATGCGTCAATGAGCATGGCATTGCGCTCGCCCTTGTGTGTAAAAATTGCCCACACCGAGCAGGCAGTCGGGTCGCCCGTGGTCTTCTCGGTGAACGCGCAATCGTAGCTTTGCAGTATGTACTCGAACGGGGGTAAACCCGAAGAGGATGGCCAAAGCCTGAAGTGGTTGGTCTTGAGGATACCGCCCTCGCTAGGCGTTGGGTCCTGTTGCAGCTGGCCTGCGGTTCCGTACGTGCCGAGCAGCTGCTTGAGCGTAGTGATCTCTTCCGGGCCGAAGCGCTCGGGGCAGATCAGCTCGCCCTTCTTCTTGCGTGGGTCATACGGTCCGAGGCTCGTCTTGCGTGTCTTACCGTCCCACTCAGCGGGGATACAGATGTGCTCCCACCCTTTGATGTCATCGAGAATGTGGCCGCTGATGTCCCGCTCATGCAAGCGCTGCATGACGGTGACCATGGCGTCGCTTTTTGGATTGTTGAGTCGGGTTGACCAGACCATATCAAACCACTCAAGATCGCTCTCGCGCATGACCTCGGACTGCGCAGCTTGAGCGCCGTGGGGATCGTCGAGGATCAAGCGTGAGCCGCCTTCACCGGTTGCCGTACCGCCTACCGAGGTAGCCAACCGGTATCCGGTTTTATCATTCTCGAAACGCTGCTTGGCGTTCTGGTCGCCAGCAAACGCAAACATATAGCCCCAGCGCTCCTGATACCAGTTCGATTGCAACAGCCGCCGTGTCTTCAGGTTGTCGCGTGTGCTCAGGTTGCCAGAGTAAGACGCGCACAGGAACTTCTGAGCTGGGTCGGTGAGCCACTCCCACGCTGGCCACAT